CGTGAGATTCAAGAATTTGCACAAGACAAACAAGATGTGGTCAACACAAAAGTTCGTTTGGTGCGTGAAGCTCGCCGTCAGTTGGAAACACTCAAGGCACGTTTTGTAACAGAAAGCGCCAAGAAGATGTCCAACGCTGTTAGCACACATCTCAAGGGTGAACTCAGCCAGTTGAAAGAAGACATCAAAGTTGCTCGCGAGAACAATTTTGGACGTCGCATTTTTGAAGCGTATGCAAGTGAATTTGGTGCAACTCATTTAAATGAGAAGCAAGAAGTTCGTAAACTGCATGATACAATCGCTGCCAAAGATGCTAAACTGTCCGAGGCCATCAAATTCGCCCAGAAGGCACGAGTTCTGGTCGAAAACAAAGAACGCGAAATGCGTATCCTTAAAGAATCTAATCAGCGTGAAGCTGCCTTAGAGGAACTGCTAGCTCCTTTGAACAAGGAAAAAGCAGAAGTGATGCGTAATTTGCTCGAAAGCGTACAGACCACACGTTTGTCCAACGCATTCGAAAAGTATCTACCAGCAGTTTTAGAAGATCGTTCCGCAAAAGCCAAACAGGTGATTGCAGAATCATTATCTACAGCAACTGGCGATAAATCTGCCCGCAGTCCAGATGCAGATCAAGTTGAAGAACAATCCAACGTGATCGATCTAAAGCGTTTGGCAGGGCTGTAAACCAAAGACATAATAAAGGAGACTTAAATGTCACAAGAATTATTAGAAGGTCGTTGGGATGAAACCAAAGATGCGTTGCTAGAAGGCCTNAGTGGCTCCAAGCGCAATTCAATGAGTGTAATCCTTGAAAATACCAAGAAGTACTTGCGTGAGAACGCATCTTCTGGTTCNACAGCANCTGGCAACATTGCTACACTTAANCGTGTNATTCTGCCAGTNATNCGNCGTGTNATGCCAACTGTTATTGCTAACGAGTTGGTAGGCGTACAGCCAATGACAGGTCCTGTTGGTCAAATCCACACATTGCGTGTTCGTTATGCACAGTCATTGACTGATAACTCACAAGCTGCTACTTCTGTAACAGCAGGTCAAGAAGCATTGAGTCCATTCACAATCGCTACTGCATACTCCACTGTACCACAAGGCCAAACAACAGCCTCTGGTTACACTGGTAACAACACAGCAACAATGGAAGGTACAGGCGGTAAGCAAATTTCCGTACAGATCTTGAAGCAAGCTGTTGAAGCTAAAACACGCAAACTCCAAGCTCGTTGGACATTTGAATCTGCACAAGACGCACAAGCCATGCACGGTATTGACGTTGAAGCAGAAATCATGGCTGCTCTTGCACAAGAGATCACAGCTGAGATTGACCAAGAGATCCTCTTGAGCTTGTCCAGACNTTGGCAGCNACAGAGTANACATACAACCAAGCTACTGTATCTGGTACAGCAACATTTGTTGGTGATGAGCATGCCGCTTTGGCAGTGTTGATCAACCGCGTTGCTAACTTGATCGCTCAGCGCACACGTCGTGGCGCTGGTAACTGGGCTGTTGTATCTCCAGCTTCGTTGACAGTATTGCAAAGTGCAACAACTTCAGCTTTTGCTCGCACAACAGAAGGCACATTCGAAGCACCTACAAACACCAAGTTTGTTGGTACATTGAACGGTGCAATGCGTGTGTTTGTAAACAGCTACGCTCAAGACACAGCTTCTGTGTTGGTAGGCTATAAGGGTACAAGCGAAGCTGATGCAGCTGCGTTCTATTGCCCATATATTCCTTTAATGAGCAGTGGTGTTGTTTTGGATCCGTCCACATTCGAACCAGTCGTAAGTTTCATGACGAGATATGGCTTCGTTGAATTGACAAATACTGCCTCAAGTTTTGGTAATGCTGCCGACTATGTGGGAGAGATTGCAGTTCAAAATCTCTCATTCAGTTAAGCAAACCGAATCAGAAAAAGTATCAAAACAACCCAGGGATGGGGAGTTGCAGAAAAGGACCGAAAGGTCCTTTTTTGTTGGCTATAAAAGTTTGGCGATATTGCGGTGCAGGACTAAATACTATTATGAAATATAAAGCATACACATACCTTTTAAAATTTAAACCTGAAAACAAGTTCTATTATGGAGTACGATTTAAAAATGTTAGATTAAATCGACACCCTGAAGATGATTTTATGATACACTACACAACCAGTAGTGAACAAATAAACAGTTTAATAACTGAACATGGAGTTGATTCATTTGAGTGGGAAATTCGTAAAACATTTGACACAGCAGACCAAGCAATAGACTGGGAAACAAGAGTATTAAGTCGAGCCAAGGTATTAAAACGACAAAACATATGGTACAATGCCAATGTTGCTGGATACAAAACACCAACACCGAGCGGCCGTAAAGTAATAAGTGAAACGCACAAAGATAAACCTAAATCAGAAGAACATAAAAAGAATTTAAGTTTATCGCAAAAAGGTAAACCTAAAAACTATGTTCAAACAGCAGAACATCGTCGTTTAAACTCAGAAGCAAACAGTGGTAAGAATAATCCTATGTACGGTCCCTGCTCAGAAGAAAGAGCCGCTAACATTAGTGCCGCTAAAAAAGCACAACAACTGACAGCGCATAATAAAAATATTCCAATGACAGAAGCACAGAAACAAAAAATAAGAGAAACCAAAGAAAAAAACAAAGTAATGCTAACCTGTGAAGTATGCAGTAAAACTATGAGACAAGCAAATTTTAAGCAATACGGGCATGGTCCTGTTTGTAAACAACGACCCTAACCACGCCGGCTGGCACGGTCTTCGCTGTAGCCGCCTACCGCTTGAACCATAAATACAGCATAATGACAACAAGGAACCCACAATGCCCTTAACCATAAACGGCGGCTGGAGCATAGGACCCGGATTTACAGCAACTACCACTGCTCCTGCTGTTACGTCGGTCACAGTCTGCGCCACAGCAGCTGAAAACGCCAATGCAGTCATGACAGCACCGGCCGGCAAGGTATTTACATCGGTGGAATTTGCCAGCTTTGGCACACCGACCGGCACCTGTGGCGCATTTGCGTTGGGTGCTTGTAATTCAGCAAATTCTGTTTCGGTAGTAAGCGCTGCGTTGATAGGCAAAAGCGGAACCATTAATATTCCGGCAACCAATACTAATTTTCTCGGCGATCCTTGTAGTGGCACACCTAAATCGTTATACATTCAGGCCACAGCAACAGGATAGGCACAGAGCTGTACCAAAAGGAAAGCACCGCCGGGTGCTTTTTTGTTGACTAAATATTCACATGGCAATCAAAACTGTATTCATAACCACCACTGGCACAGGAACCTTTACTGTTCCTAGTGATTTTTTCAGTCTGGTCAGTATAGAAGCCATTGGTGCTGGTGGCTCAGGTGGTCAAAATTATACCACAAATAACGGACCCAGCGGTGGCGGTGGTGGAGCTTATGCCAAATCAACAACCGCATCAGGACTCACAGCCAACAGCACAACCTATTATCGTGTGGGCACAGGTGGCGGCACACTTGGAGTTAACGGCACTGCTCGAACCTGGTTTAACACAGCAAGCAATGCGGAACCCAGTTCGGCCTCAACAGGAGTCCTGGCCGATGGCGGCACGTCTGGGGTTACCAATACCACTGCCACTACTCCTCCCACTCCGGGCGGAAACAGTGCATCTTCTGTGGGCACTGTTGTGTATTCAGGTGGCACTGGGCAACCTGCAGTGGGAGGCAATAGAAGTTCAGGATCTGCCGGGGGCGCTGCTGGCCCCGGCGGAGCAGGCGGTAACGCCGGCGTTACCTTTAGTAGCACATACGGCGGCCAAGGTGGCGGTGGCGGCGGCGCTGGTTTATCCAGTCCTGGCGGCGCTGGACAAAACGGTGTTAGCGCCTCTCAAGGGGGTGCAGGTGGCAACGGTGGCGGTGGCACAGGTGGCGGCGCAGGCGCTGTAAGTAGTTCTGCAGGCCAGCCCGGAACAGCCGGAACAGGTGGCGGTGGTGGTGGGTCGGAAGGTATCTCCAGCCCGGCCTATAATGCTGGAGCAGGCGCCACCGGAAGCATTTGGACACAAACTTCAAATAGTGCTACAGCAGGACCAGGTGGTGGTGGTGGTGGCGCCGGCGGAACCAACAGTCTTAACAGTGTAGCAGGCGCCGGCGGACTATACGGTGGCGGTGGTGGTGGCAGCACAGGTGCCGCATCTGGAGCCGGGGCTGGCGGCCAAGGCATTATTGTGTTTACCTACAGTGATGCACTCATTGTTGGTGGGTCAGTTTCAATGGGGCCAGGTTGGCGCATGGGCGCTGGCTGGGGCATGCTGGGAATTTAACATGAACAAAAAGGACTCAACATGTCACTTACAATAGGACCTGGATTCTCAATAGGACCTGGATTTGCAGTTAGCTCAATCTCAAGCACAGTTGACATAGCGTATCTTGTAGTAGCCGGGGGTGGGTCAGGTGGCGGTGGCAATTACGGCGGTGGAGGTGGAGGTGGTGGTGGTGTCCTAGCCGGTGTAGCAACTCTGACCATTGGCACAACTTATACAATAAATGTAGGGCTAGGTGGCGCCAATGCTGCTGCTGGCTCAGTAGGCAACAACGGCAATTCAAGCAATATTACCGGATCCGGGCTTGCTACCATATCTGCCACAGGTGGTGGCGGAGGTGGACAGTATACAGGAAACGTGCCAGGTCAACCTGGTGGGTCGGGTGGTGGCGGGCCAGGCGGCCGGACCGGCGCAGGCGGCACCGGTATAAACGGCCAAGGGTTTGCCGGTGGAACTTCGGCAACTGATAATATTAACTATAATGGAGCAGGTGGCGGAGGTGGCGCAGGAGGGGTAGGCGGCAATGGATCTATTACTCCTCCTAATCTTGGCGGTAACGGAGGCCCCGGATACACCTGGTCTGTAACAGGCAATACCTATGGTGGTGGCGGTGGTGGATCTTCTTACTCCGGCAGTAGTGCTCCTAATGGTGGCACAGGTGGCACAGGTGGTGGCGGTGCAGGTGGTGCATATGGAACTGTAAACACCACCGCCCAGCCTGGAACAGTCAACTCGGGTGGTGGTGGTGGTGGCCAGGAACGTGCTGGCAACACAAATTTGGGCCCTGCCGGCGGTTCAGGTATAGTTATTATTAATTCGCCAACAGCGGCTACCGGAACCAACGGAGCACCGCTGATTCAAACGGTCAGCGGCGGCACACGATATACCTTTACTGCAACCGGAAATAT